TACCAACAATCTTATCTACAAGCTCAGTAGGTATGAGGCTGTTTACTTGTTTCTGTAGTTCGGCTGTAGCAACTTCTCTGGCCTCACTACCTAGTGGTAGCTTACCAATCTCCTGAGTCTTCGTAACGATAGCTTGGCGGATGTCAGGAGTCACTGACACTTCTGCTTTTTGTAATTCTCGTAAAGCGTTATAAGCCATACCCTCTGGTGTACGGCGGGAGATGATTGAAGCAGCCTGTACAGTTTGACCTGCCTTAGTAAGTTGTTCTGAAAGACGGTCGTAAATGTTCTGCGCTAACTCTAGATTGCGGGTGCCACCCCTTGCGTCAAGTGAAGAAGCTGTAGCGATAGCGTCCGTTACGGCTTGACGGTCGATATTCTTTTGGCTAAGCCTAGAAAGAACGTCGTCAATGGCTTCGTCTTCTGAACGAGTGCTAAGGAAGTCGATTGACTTTTCCACGCTACCGGCATTAGTAGACTTTTGGTAACTTGAAGCATTTTCTCGTACTGCATTTGCTAGTTCGGGGCTGAGATTACCACTGTTAGGTGCAGTTTGTGAGGCAAATCTTGATAACGGTTGTGGTGCTTGTAATTCAGGTGTCTGAACAGGTATTTCCTGTATTGGTTCTGCTATCTGGTTAACAGCAGGTTCTTCTGCTTTGCCCGGTACACGGACATATCCACCTTGACCTATTTCTCTCTGGATACTTTTCTGTGCATTAAGTCTTTCAACACGGTTCTGAGCCATAGCTTTAGAAACCTCTCGGCGAGCGATAGGGTCTTGTACTGTATCGAACTGTTGGGCGAGTGTTTGGTACTGGTCGTCAAAACCTGTCACTCTAGGGTCTTTAGAGGCGATTACAGAGGGCCGGGCTTCATTAACCACTTGTGCTGCTTTTGTGGGTGCATTGCGAGCTACAGCACCTGCTAGCGGGGCGGCTATGTCTAATCCTCCTGCTGTAATTCCTGAAATGAGAGCATTTTGAGCAGCGGACTGTAATGACTTGCCTAGGTCTCCGGTTTCACCGTAGGTCTGTAAACCCGCCTGAGAGCCTCCTGTAGTAGCAAATAGACCAGCGTCAGCTAACCCTCTCTTTATCACCTGAGAAACGGGTGCACCTTTTGCAAGGTTGATGGGGTTAGCAAACATAGTCGCCGTGTTGGCTACTTCAAGCCCTTTGCCAAGAACAGCAGCAACATCTTGTGCGTCTCCTTGACCTGTAGCAATCCTAGTAGCGTTCTGGTCTACATCTGATGTACCCACAACTTTCTTACCCTCTACGTCAGTTTGAGATTGTAAGAGTTTTCTTAGAGCGTCCGTATTAGCAAACTGTTGAGTAGATTGTTTCTGTTTTTGCTGTTGGTTTGTGAAAGGGTTGGTATTAGCACCAATGTTACCTATTAACGCACCGCCTTGGAGTGCAACGTCCCCAAGTGCACCCGCACCTTGTTGCGTAAGAGATACTAAGCTTTTACCAAAGTTTCCCAATTCCTTTGTTGCTTTAGAGAAGTTATCACCTCTGATAATATCTTGTGAAACACGGTCACCGCTCTGTGCTAACGATTTTCGTAGGTCTGAGCCGTTCGCACCTGTGGCTTGGGTATACTGTTCAATGGTAATTTTCTTACCTTTATCGTCAAAGAAATCAAAACCTTTATCTTTGCGTTGAACCTTAGTATATGCCATTACAGGCGCTCCTTTATCGTCGTCGAGTTAATCGTTCTAGTGGGCTAGTAAAACCTTGTAGACCGTAAGGCGTTTGACCTTGCTGTTGTTGCCATACAGGATTAACAGAGCCTAAAAGTTGACTTGTGTTTGGGGCTTGGCGGATGACTTGATTCTGCTGTAAGGCTGGCGAACCCGCGTATGCTGAAATGCCATCGTCTTCTGCGTACCCAAATAAAGCCGGGTCTGCGCCGGCAACACGTGGGTCATCTGGATTTTGCTCATAAATTTGAGCTTGTTGCTGTACTTGCTGTGGTAAACGACCAATAGTTCGTTGTGTTTGAGGCTGCCCTACCGCTAATTGTTCTGGGCGTCGTTGTCCGTCTTGAATACCAAGAAGCTTTTTGAGGTTGCTTAGAATGTCCATTAGAATAGTTTCCTTCGACGTTCATCGTCTTGGTTAAGTAAGTTTGCATATTGCCCTGCTGCTGCTTGTGCAGGTGTTTGTCCTTGAGCCACTGCAATACCGCTTGTGTTGTAAGCGTCTAGCGTAGGGGCTGTGAAGGCTACATTCTTAGCCGTAATAGCTGGGTTAGCTCCGAGTTGGTCGATTTGTGCCAATAGTGTAGAGACACGGTCATTAAACGGTGTAAGAGCGCCACGAGCTTGGGCGTAGTTCTGGCCTCGGGCTTGCGCACGTTGAAGGGCAATGCTAGATAGCTGTTCGTTAATCTGTGCTTCATTCTGCAGTAGACCAGCGTTAAGTGCGTTTTCTTGTTGAGTACGTTGGTTAGTAAGGTCTTCTTGGGCAGAACCGAATGCACGCTTTCGGTCTTCATCTGCAATGTCAATGTTCTGGAGGTTGCGACCAAATGATGTTTGAATAGCGCCTTGTTGCTTGTTGCCTTGTTGAGCTACAGCCAAAGGAGCTGCATATTGTGCTGCACTTGAAGAGTTACCGAGTAACCGGCGAAGTCCTTGAGCCTGTCGTGCTACTGTCTGGTCTACGTTTGCACGAGCAGTTACGTTGTCATCAATAGTACGTTGCTTAGTAAGGCCTGCGTCACGTTCTGCTTGTGCGTTAGAACCAAGTAGGCTATTAAGAGCGCTGTTGTAAGAGTTTTGTACGTTGCCTAAGCCAATACCACGTTGTGCGTTGAGTCGGTCTAATGCTTGTCGAGCTAATGTTTCCTGGTCATCGTAGTATGCAAGTGCTGCTGGGTCATAAGAGGTTGCGACACGACCAGCTCCACCTGAGCTACCAGTTGAACTTGTTGAGCCGTAAACACCGCCCGTAGAACCATCTGAGGCAGCAGTACCCCCTACCAGGAAACCTGCCGCAGGTGTTGCAGCAGGCTTAGAGTTATATGCTGCATTTGCTAATTGTAGGCCTTTACTTGATGAGGTATTGAAAAGGTCATTCTGTGTTCCTGTAATACGTCCGGTGTTAGCGGTTTTACCGCCACCGAAGCCCTCTGAGTATCCCAGCTCGGGTAGGTTAAGTGCTGTTCCTACGTTATCAAGTAATTGTCCAAAAAAGTTAGCCATGTTGTCTCCAATAAAATAAGTTGTATTTTATCGTTCCACAAGAGTTAGACACGACCACCTAATAAGTATGGTCTACGATACTTGGATTATAGCGTAGGCAGGATAGTTATACTACAGGCTGGCGGTATCAATGACAACTAAAATGATTGTGCTAATAAAAGCTAGTACGAATAATACTGGTATTGCTAGTAATGTTGCACCTTTAAATGTTTTCATATAATCCTTTCGTGATTGATTATAATACTAGCACAGTCGTGTTAATAAGTCAAGGGATACGGGGGGGTATTACTTCAAGAGGCTTTTCAACAGAGTAGGAGTTATCTAGCTTTTCTATTTGAACGATGACGGTCTTCGGGCTGATTATGGCATAAACTATTACGCCGACAATAATAATTTGTAGGGTAACAAATAATATGAGAAAAAGTTTATTAACCGTAACCGTAGGTTTCATTACACCGTGCCCAATACGATACCACGCACGTCAATACCGTTCGCTGCGCTCGTAACATTCACTAGCCCAAGAATAGCACCGGCCATTTGATTTACTTGGCATGTTACTTTCTTCAAGTCACCAGAAACTACCACGTTATATACCTGATAGTTGTTACCTGAACCATACGCATTAATGACAATACCCTCTGGATAAATAGTGGTGAATACTGCGTTCCCTGTAGATGTTCCGTCATCTGTAAGCCATAGGGTAGCTGCTCCTGATGTTACAGTGGCCTTGGCTAAGTAAGGTATGATTCCATTTATCATTTGCCCATTAACATAAGCTTTACGGCGGTTCTGTTTGATGGAGGTATTGACTGCCTCTTGAGTTGCTACTTTGCTATTACTATTCGCTGCAAACGTAGCGTCAGAGTCTAACATGTCCATAGTAAGTGCGTTACTTGGTGTGTTTGATGGTGATATATCTGGCATTAGACTGCAACCTCTGTAATAGTTATGTTTGACATTGAGATACCGCCGAACCTACGTCCACCATTAGCTCCGTTGAAAGTAAGCGTTCCAGTGTCATTCCCGCCGGTGCGTACTCTGAATGTCGTAGGCGAAGTAGTCCCAGCCACCATACGGTATGTAACAGAGGTGACATTTGTACCGGTGGCTACAGTCTGGTAGCTTGCGCTCGCAGCTATTGCGGCTGCTCCAGAGTCTTGATACAGAGCGGAAGATATGAACGTGGCAACGCTATGAGAGGCAAACACGTTAAACGATATTACTAGTATATTCGTCATTGAAAGTGGGGTTATGGTTTGTGTCATCACCTCTACACCTTCTGTATTTGTTGGTATTGTGTCGTCATGAGGCAAGATGACAGTACTAGTTAGGGATGTTGCAAAGTTAGTTGATACAGTTTGCACAGAGGTTCCTGCGGCTAGTTGTGGGCTTATTGCCGTACCGCGTAATCCTCCGGCAAGTTGTATCTTACCCTTACTCGTTGTTGTTGCGTCTGGTTGACCGTTAATCTGAGGCATTATACAGTCTCCGTTACTTGCATGTTATTACCACCAGTTGCTATCCAAACACCGGAGACAATACCTGTATACTCTTCTCCTGGTATAGTTGCTGCTCCACCCGAAGGTACGATAAAAGCGTGAGCCGCCGCGCTCGATGTCGCCCCGTATGCTACGTAACAGTCCGATGTTCCTTCATTAGATAGGATGAGACGTTTACGAGCTGCGTTTGAAGCCTTCAAAGTTGTGCTTGTTGTTGTAGGTGTAACCTGGGTTGTTGTTGGTGTTGCCGCTCCACCCTCACGAGTAATCCAAGGGCTTGTTGACTGGGTAGTTGCTACTGTTCCTGTGACAGTCGTTGTTGGTGCTGCGACTACTGCCACAGATGTCTGGGTGAACTGACTTGAAGTGTGAATGACCACTGCGGCACTACCAGAGGTGAATGCCGTAGATCGTACACGGAACTGGTCAAACCCTAGAAGGGGCGTAACGTTGTAGGCTACCGTCGCGTTTGTTGCTAGCACACCGGTCGCTCCAGACGCGGTGTTAAGACCAGTTGTGACCTGTTGCCCGTTTACCGCAACCCAAGTTGTGCCAGCGTCAGGTGAGGCCTCAAAGGTAACGTTGACACCTGCGTATGTTCCTTTGAACTGTACAGTTGCTGAACCCACCCCTACTAAGTCGGTAGCTACAATAGTTGTAGATGAAGTGGTTATATTACCAGTTGTGTTTGCTTGTGGTGATGTATTAATAGTAGGAACAACATCCAAGCTATTTATTGTTCGTTTTACTTGCTGATCGAATGCCATTTTAAAATACCTTCCAGTTTGAATTATTACTATAGAACTTACGTGACGAATTAGGACTTATCAGCATTGTTAAGTTACCGTTTATCGTCTGTGATGACGTGGTGTTGATGGTAATATCCGTAGCTCCATCATTGTTTACTTCATAAGCATTCGTGTTGCCAACCGCCGTAGGAAGCGTTAAGGTCGCTCCTGCACTTACAAAATATACGTAATCTGTCAGTGAGGCCGAGCCTGCTGCTGTGTTAATGGAAACATTGCTGATTGATCGAGTGATTCCCGATCCTCCACCCCCACCAGAATATTGAGGGATATTTAGAGTTGCCCCGATTAACGTGGCCGCCCCTGAGGTTCCTGTTGTTGTAAGCGTAATGTTGTTCTGTTTAAGTGCGTCGGCAGAGTCTACATATGACTTGGTAGTAAGGTGCGCCGGAAGCGTTGGTGTATTTCCCGTAACAGTTCCGTTAAAGAACCCTGTGCCGTTGACGGCGAGCATATCAGTTTGCTTCGCACCTGCGTACCCAATAGCAACTGTATTATCTGAGAAGATAGACATAGCATTTGTTGCCTGGTCAGTACTACCTGGGTTTGTGTGGAAGTCTAAAGCACCTGGTACGTTTCCTGTGCTAGGTGCGCCAAACGACCTTGCGCGAATACGAGCTACCTCAACACCGTTTGTTGTTCCGTCTGCTGCAACGAAGGTATAGTTACCGATAATGTCACCATTTTGTACGATTGTTGTACCGCCAATAGCAGCAGAACGAGACTTGTACATAATGTTTGCTGCACCGTTAGCTGAGTTAGTAAAACGGCCGTTAATCATAGAAGAGTCAGCCGCTCCCACTCCTAGAATTTGAAGCTCTGTCTTTACGGCACTCGAGCTTGCCTGGAGTACTGTGATGTATTGGGTTGCCGGTACGTTACCACCAGTGTTCCAGTTAGCGTCTCCGTTAATTTGAAGCTGTGCATTGGCAGTCGAGGTATTGATACCTAAGAAACCGCTAGATAGCATACGCATTTTCTCAACTGGTGCACCGCCAGCTGCGGATACACCCCAACGGATATTACCGCCTGAACCTGTTGAGTCACGGAAGGCACTTGTAAATGCCCTAATTACTGAAGCAGTCCTAAAGTTAATAACTCGACCTACTGCATTACTTGCAGAAGAGTTAGTAAGATCTACGTTTCCTTCTGTGTTGATACCAGCTGTAGGAGTTGATATACCTACCCCTAAGCCACCAGATAACATAAGCCCGCCATTATCATCAAGTGTGGTTAATGAGTCCTGTATAAGCTTTCCTGTAGCTGTATCGTAACGAGCTACCGCGTTGTCAGTTGCACCGCTAGGGCCTACAACATCTCCACCACTATTCGTTGAAGATACCACTGGGTTAGCTGGGTTAGTACTGTCTACCGTAACGTTTGTACCCGCAATAATGCTTTGCACAACTCCCGGTGCGCCCGCTGGCCCTGTCGCCCCAGTTGCACCAGCAGCTCCCGCAGGCCCTGTCGCCCCCGTAGGGCCAGGTATTCCTTGAGAACCTTGTGGGCCGGATGGTCCGGTAAGAAAGGTAGTAGCTGCAATCTGAGTCTCACTTACAGAAGCATTCGTAACAGCAATGCCTTGGTTCTGGCTGGCAAGGTCTACGGTGACTAGGTAACGTTTATCTATCATAGGTGTTCCTTTTAAATTATGTAGTCCTGTACTATCTTTACACTCCCCGTAATAGGAGTGGCTACATTATTGCTTCCTTCTTTGAGTTGAATTTCAACTTTGTATTCAGCCTCTGGTGTAAGTGCTTTGCTTTCTAAGACGGTCGGTTGCGCTGATACACTCGCCACGTTACTCACATCTACTGTAAGTGCTTGGTTCAGCCTCACCATTGCTGCCCCTGTATTGTCTACAGGATTAGAAACATCAGTCATGGCAATATCAGCCGTTATCGTAGTCCAGTCAAACCCGTCAAAAGGCGGTGTGAATTGGAAAGCAAATACTGGTGTGTCTCCACGTTTGAATGGGTCGTATTGTATTACTTTAAGTTTTGCCATCAATGTTATCTCTAATTAAGTTAATCTTGGTCGGGGCGACCCCACTCGCCCCTTATGAATTACTTAGCTACTTTGCTTGCTTTCGCAGGCGCTGTGCTAGCTTCTTCTACTGCACCATCGTTGAATCCGTCAGATACAGGGCCACTAAAGCCATCAGGTGAACCGGCAACGTCGATTCCGCCTGTGTTAGCTTTCTTAGCTTCTGCGTCGTTAGGAGTAACAGCTTGCAATACTGGTTCGATTTTTAGGTCGTTCTCAGTAATGTTGTTGTTTTGAGCTGCAAGACGAGCTTTTGTAAGTCGTTCTGCGTCTTCTTTGATGTCTGCATATGGTTCTTTTGTGTCAGCCATAGAGATTCCTTTACTTGTTAGTTAATTATTAGGCAGTTGTGTGCTTAGCAATTGCGTCAGCCTTAGCTGTCAATACAAATGCGTCGTAAACTACACGGCCTTCTACGAGCCAACCGTTGATACCAGGGGCGTCCACGTGTGTCTTGTAGCTTTCAAGCACCATTGGGCTAACCATTGCTACTGGGTGAGTAATGATTAAGTCAGTTAATGCAGGCATGTATGAGCTTGGAACAACTTGGATAGTTGTACCGTCAACAGTACCGTAGTTACCTGAGTGACGAGCACCAGCGAAGTCTTCGCTATCAAGAATGAAGTTACTTTGCTTCAAAAGAGCGTAGTAGTTTGCAGTCATGAATGCGATACGACCTGTAAGTGGTACCTTCTTGTCAGTGATAGTTGTTTGAACAGCTAGGAAGTTAGAGTATGCGTTAGCACTTGTAGTTGCACCAGCAGTTACACCAACTGAGGCAGCTGTACCAAGAGCAGCTAAACGGTATACGTCAATTTCTGGTGTGATAACTTCGTCAAGTTGACGAGCTAGGAACTTACCAGCTTCTGTTACACCCATTGATTCGTCACGGTTACGACGGTCAATAGACTTTGTAAACGCACGGTCACGGGCGAGTGTTAGTGTTTGGATTGTTGTGTCAACTTCTGTAACTGTACCGTATCGGTTTTGTCCAGAACGAGTGTAAGTACCCATTGCTGCTGTTGCAACTGAGTAAACGCTAACAGAGTTAACGCCAGTCCAGTCGTAGTCGTTGTTTACAGCTTTGTCTGTCAAGCTCTTCAATTTGAAGCGTTCAACAACTTTTGCGCTATACTTAGAAGCTAAGTTTTGAGCCATGTTGGTTATTTTCCTTGATTATATTGGGCTACTTAATCGAGTCGAAACCTGCTTCAAAGTCATCTTTTTTGGGGGTAGGAGCCTTTGCAGTTTGCACTGGGTTCTCCGCTGTAGCGAGTTGTCTCTCTACATTTTTCCTTGATGATACTTCACCACGGGTCTTTGCTTCTCGGTAAGTCTCCACAAAGTCTTTATAAAATTGGTAAGGCAGTTCATTGACGCTTACGATATAACCTGAGTTTTTATCTTCGACAATTCCGGCAACTCGTTGGTATGCTTTAGCTGCTCTCTCTGCAAGCTTCTCATCATACTGTGAGCTTTCTCTGTCAACCTCAGGGAAATCGGATAGTACCTGTAATGATTCAGTGTTTACCGTGCTAGTTGTCTCTGTTACTTGTGAGTTGTAGTCTTTTAGTGCTAGCTCTTGTTTCAGTGACTCATAGCGGGCTTCTGATTCGTCCATACCACTATTTACGAGGTCTTCTTTTGAAGCTGGCCTGTAGTACTGGGAGTTTTGGGCTTCAACCTCTCGGCGTGTCCTATCTCGTGTTGCTACAAGTTCCCGTATTTCCTGGTTAAGCTGGAGTTTTCGGTTCTCTGCGCTATTCTTTGCCTTGGGCTTGTCTTCCTCTGATGTTTCGTCTGAACTTTCCTCGGTAGTGTCCCCACTTTCCTCCGTGTCTTGTTCTTCTGTTTCGAGAGTATCTTCGGCCTCTACAGTTTCTTTTTTCTCAGGGGTTGATGATTCCTCTTGGGTAGTTTCCTGTGTCTCTACCTCTGGTGACTTATCCTCTTCGGATTTAAAGTCATTTACATCTAGTGCGAATCCGTCATCTTCTGACATATTCAAGTCCTCCATTATGGTTTAACGTTCGTAGCGTGAACGATTCGAGAGTTGGATAGGCTCTGTTCCGGCTAGCAGTGGGGTGCTAACCAGAACACAACTTACCTAGACTCGTATAACTCTTTAAGCCCCTCCAATACCTCAATGTCTGATTGCACAAGTGCTTGAAACTTCTTATGACCCTCGATAATGATCTGCACTTGTATTTGTGGCATGGTGCTATCAATGCCCAACCCAGACAACGAATCAGCTTCTTTTAGCACTCGCTTGCGGTCTTTAATAAGCTCATCAATAATAGGGTAGCTTTGAGCCGCCTTGCTTTGTTCAGCTAGGTCTTCCTCAATACGCTCATGAGGGTAATTGGTTGGGTTAAAGCTTTGTCCGTCGTTGGGTAGTAGATCTTCCATTACGCTTCGCTCCTATCTGCTTGCATGACAATCTCAGCAATCTCTTCAAGCGGCACGCCTTCTCTCATCATGATGATTGCCTGAGCGATAATCTCGTTATCGAAGTTACGTTCCTGCATATCGAATACAGCCTCAGCCTCTTCTGGGCTTAGTCCTTGTAGGTCTTGGCCATCAATCACACCATCTTCTAGTGGGTCTGGTAACTGTTCTAAAGCTCCCTGTGGCGCTTCCATCATCTCAGGTGGTAATTGTTCCATGACTTCACCTTCTGGAATCATAGACGGGTCAATAGGAGCTTCGGCAGGTAATTGTGGTTGCATTGCTTGAGCCTTAGCTTGTTGCTGTGCCATCATCTCTGCTTCTTCTTGGTCTGCCTTGAACTGTTCTAGGTCAATACCTAGCTTCTCTTGGTCTTCAACACCAGTAAGAGATGTAAAGCGGTTGTAAAGCTCAACAGCCTTCTCTGGGTATTGTTGTAAGAGCGCAGAAAGCATTGGGCTGGCTTCGATACGTTGCAACAGTGAGTCAAGTGATTCCAACTGAGCTTGAGTAGAAGCCTTGTCAGATGTTGAAGCGTCCACTGAGAACTTAAGAGTGTCTGTATATTCATCGTAGTTAATAACAAACTTGTCATCGGTACTTACGAGTGCTGCTTCTTTTTCACCTAGTTGGCGAATCTTATCAGCTGTATCTTTATCAAGCTGTAGCTCTTCTTTGCCCTTTTTATTGGCAAATTCAATGTTGAGCATAGACTCACATACATCACCGAACCATGCTTCAAACTGTTTGCGCATGTAATTATCTGATACACCTAGTTTAAGGTTTTGTGATTCAACACCGGCACTTGTCTTAGAGAAGCCAGGGTTACCTACTTCTGCACTAATGGAAGTGTCACCGTTGTTGTTAAGGGCGATAATCTGGGACTTGAACAAACCATAGTCAGTTGTGAAGTTCGTAAGAGCTGTAGTATCGAGTCGTAACGCTTCAAGGGAGTTATTAGGGTCAGTACCCAAGTCCATAAGTACATTAGGTTGAAGCTTAGCCTGAGCCTTGTTCCATGTGCCACGCTTAATCATAGGAGGGGCGAGTTGCAAGGCACGCATATATTGGTAGCTTTGTAGCATTGAGTCAATAACGTTCTGAGTACCACCTGATAGTTCAACAACTCCACGACCTAATGGGTTCTCAAAGTCAATGTTAGCGTAAAGCCACTGTATAGGCATAACACCACGAGGGTCTTCGTTCTCAAACTCACCTACGATACCATTCTCATCGTTACCTAGGTCTGGAGAGAATACAAAGAACTTAGCCTTAATGCCTTGTTGGAAGCCAGTAACAATCTCGATAGCTTCAACAGCCCTGTTCCTTTCACGTTCACCTGAGCTTTGAGCTTCTTGCTCTTTCTTTTTGATCTGGTCTTTAAGTGCTTCTAGGCGTTTAACATTCCACTTACTATTCTCGTTGTCTTTGTGTTTGTCGATAAGAACGTCAATGTCTGATACTTGATACCATGAACGGACAAAGAAAACATTACAGTCAGCAAAGGTAAGCTTACCTCGCTCAAAGAAAGCGTCTTTAATATAAAACAGCTTAAAGTCTGCACCGGTATAATCGTTGTGCTTGCCGAAGAATGTCATTGACCCATAAGAGCCAAAGGTAAGAGACTTAGACATAATCCCCCAAGACTTCTGGAGTACATCTGCCTGTGAGATAGCGTTAGGGATAATGCTTTGAGTGAGTACAAAGTTGGCTACGATAGACTTAACAGGGTCTCCGTAAGCTTCTACTTTACCCGTAGGGATTTGTTGGATAGTACGCTTTGGTTGTTCTTGGATAATAGCGGCGAGTGTACCATCTGTGTTCTTAGGGTACGCAGCATTAATGCCTGGGTGTGGTCGGTTACGAGAGATACGTTCATATTCTGAAAGAGGTTCAAAAAGAGGAGCCATGTATGTCTTGGCGTCTTCCCATTTCTCCGAAAAGTTCTCTTTAGTTAAAAAAGCTTTGGCCACTAGTAGTTCCTGTATTATGACCGTGGAACATACACTAGTCTGATGGTTTAATTTTAAGTGTTAGCGTGTTGTTATTCAAACATTACGTTTCAAAGAGAATATCTAAGTCGTTCTCAATGGCTGTACGGTACCGTAAGGCTTCGTGTGTTTGCCTATTACCCCAACTGGTAGATGTGACGATAAGAACTGGTTTCTGCTTCGTAGGGGTGCTGTAATTGCTCTTGAAGCTTGCTATCTGCTTGACACGTTCACGTTTAAACCATTCCTTTGAGTACATGGGGATAGTCTCGGCTTCTATCTTGTCACTGTTTAGCTCGAAGTCTTTGAGGAAGTCTTGCTTTGCTTTTACAGCGTCCTCGTAGTTCTCGAATAGCCCTACCTTGTAGCTCACCTTGTTACGGGTAATACGTACTCGGTACTTGCCAGTAGCTACCCAGTAATCAATTCCAGGTTCACAATCCATTAGATGTTGTCTCCTAGGTATTTAATAGGGTCTTCTGCTATAACCATTTGTTGGAGGTGATGTTCATAGTTTTTTACTTTTTGCCACGAGTTGTTTATGACTGGGAGTTTATGGCTGTAAATTAATTGTTTATCGCCCCATAATGCTTTAGCGAAGTCGTGGTTGAAGATGACCGTATTAGTTTCAAATTCCATTGACGAAACCATGCCATCATCATTCACCTGCAATTTTATGTAGTAATGACTTGGAATGTAATTCCTGAACCACATCACTTTATAATTGAGCAGTTGTTCCCACCCACCATCAATAGCCTTCTGTATCGCCTTTTCAAGTATCTCTTTATTTGTCATTGCGCCACTCCTTCTCTAAAAACCTGTTACCTTTATCTGAATACACTCGTTTAAAGCTAATATGCTTTGCGTCTTTATGCTCACGGGTGAAACGTATCATCTGTGCTAGTTCATCGCTATCATCTGTTACAGGGTCTTTTACCATGACATAGGTATGTGACAGTACTTCCTTGCCGTTCTCGTACTTGCGCTTGACGTTTTCTTCTCCGAATTGAATCATATCTGTATCCATCCTTAATCTTTTATCTATTGGTGAGGCTAACAAATCTACGCGAGTAATAATCATTTATTATCTTTCATGTAAACTGGATGTGTAGCATATAAACCCCATGCGAAGTTCTTGCAGTCAATACAGTACACAAATGTAGCCCTTTTCTTGTAAAAACGTTTTCTTTCAAAAGACCAGTTCAATTGTATCCATGGCTTTTCAGGGTGCTGCCTCAGTCTTAGTCTATGTTCGCTCATATATCCCCCTTTAATAAAATAAACTCTCAACGTTGCCTGTATCAGCTGGTCGGTCTCCATCAGTCTCTGGTCGCCTACTCGCTTGTGTCTGATATGCCAATGAATCACTCGCGTCATCATTAGTGGCCTTTGGAAATAGCTTTAACTCCTCCTCTAGGTCTTCACACTGGTTCTGGCCGCCGATAAGGATATGGTGGATGGCCCCGCGCTCATAACGGGGCACAAGGGCTTCTATACGCAATTCCTTCTGAGTACCACCTGTCTTGACAAGCTCTACATACATAAACACGCCCCGGATTTGCATTTCATCGTTAATAGATTTAAGCAAACCTTGGGTAAACTGGTTATCTTCAATACATATCTTGTGTAGGTTATACCGTTGCCAGTTGGTAAACATCATGTCTATCATTCCGGTAGCACTAAGCTTTGTACGTTGGCTGATAATGTTCCAGTGATTCTGACTGTCTATGAAGTTAATAGTTGTACCTACAAAGTCCTTACCTTGTTTGATGTCGTCTTTCCCTCTAGGGTCGATGGTCATAACGTTGTAGGTTTCGAGTGTGCGTACCTGTTCCATGGTTCTATAGGTAAACCATGCCTGTTTAAACTTTCTGTTTTCTTCATCAATAGGTGTCTGCTGATAGAGCGCGCTAAATTCGTACGTACCCATACCTGACTTCATTGTTCTTAGCTTCTCTAGTGAAAACTTGTCAGGCCATAATGCTTCACCCTCTTTGCGATGTTCGTCATCTTCTGTAGCAATTGCTTTGAATTGAATAATCTCCCATTTATCGTAAGGCTCTCCGCTTTTTTTTGCTGCCTCAGCGTCTGCTAGCACTCTACCGGCTAAGTCATCTTCGTGCCACCTAGTCAGGATGAACAGAATCATTGAATTACCTTCTTGACGGGTATAAAATGTGGATTTGTACCACTTGTGGCGCGAATCACGGACTACAACACTGTCTGCTTCTTCACGATTCTTGAATGGGTCATCAATAATACCAATCTTGAAACCACGCCCTGTCAATGCACCACCGACACCCACAGCAGTATACCCGCCTTTCTTACCTGTCATCCATTTACCCTTGGCTTTAGCGTCAGCGTTGAGCTTAGTGTCGAACATAGCTTGATATTCGGGACTATTCATAATAGAACGTGTGTTTTGACCAAAGTCAGTAGCTAACTCATCTGAGTATGAGCTTGTAATGAACTGCATTTCAGGGTCTTTGCCTAGTATCCATGATGGAAACTTCTGCGTTACTTCATCGCTTTTTCCATGTCGTGGCGGCATGAAGAACATGTAGCGTACGTTCTCACCAGCTAGTAACCGCTTGTAGCCTTCTTCTAGCTTTCTTGCTATTACCTTATGAAACCACTGTAATGAGTAGTTAGGGTCAATAGCAATACAATACTCAGCGAAAGAACCATTTTGGGCTATTTCTTTAAGAATTGCTTCGTTCTGCTCTTGCTCGGATAAGCTGTTCTGCTTGTTCTGCACTAAGAGTCACCCCCCCACTTATATTGTTATCTATTTCTGTCTTCTCTACGTACCCATGCTTACCACTAAGAATAAGCTTGGCAATTGAGGAGTTGTATCTGTTATTTAGGGCGTTTTGAATGAGTTTATTTGCTTGCAATGCACGAAGTTCATTAACGATGTCGGAAAAGGCTTCGTTTTCTTTTTCCCATTGGTAAATAGTATCTCTATTAATCTTTAGTTCAAGTGCTAAACCCTCAATGGTTGGTAGCAGCGTAAATACACTAACATCAAATGATTCCAAGTGCTTTCTGGCTTGTTCAATTAGTTCAGGTGTAAGCTTTGTTGGTCGGCCAGTTACCATTATTTGTCTGCCTTTACATTTAGCCAGTATTCAATGGACTTAACTCTTAAACCACTGTCACCTGATTCAAATTTCCGTACTTCTTCTTCTACATACTCACGCGCAGATAATTGATCTGGATAATTGCGGTTAGTAATCTGTTGCACTACGTTTGTATTGTAAAAGTGTAAAGCAATATCAATATGCTTAGGCTTCATATCCGGGCTGTCGTGTACTGTGTATTGGTCTTTACTCATTTTTACTTACCTCTGTAAATGCTAATACTGCCGCCTTTAATTCATATAAGCTTATAGTAGCGGTTTCATCACCCATAGTAATATCAATCAGGTTCGGATTGTCCGTCGCTTCTAAAACAACATGGTGGTTATAAAAGAAAGATAAGTTAATAGTTAGGTTACTCACTACTCTTACTCTCCGTCTGTGCTTCCACAATATCATCCTTAAAGAACATAACCATGCTCTCAAACTCATTTAAAGCCCCCTGGTGACTCGCTTGTTCCTTTTCCGTGTATGGCTTCAGGAAGTCTTTTAAGTTGTCGCTAGCGGCGCTTACATTTAGGTAAGATTTCTCGCCATTGTTGTTCTTGCTAATAGTCTTAGTATCTACAATCTGAACGATGAAACGAGGTATAACGTTCTTTGCTTTAGCTGATTTAGTGTTGCCCATTATTCGCTATCATCCTCTGTAAGAATTGCTTTAGTCTTCGCTATAACAGCTTCTGGAGCTTCCGTTGTAATACCTTGTCGTATTTGGCTTGCCCTAATGCTTAGTTCGATACTTCCACTCACAAGATGTCTCCCTATTTATATAATCGAATAGTACTATACTTATGTTTATTTGTCTAGTTTGTAAAGACTGTTCTTTCTTTTCCTAATCCATCTAGCTTCTTTAATATACTCCCAGATAATAATAGTGAAGATACCAGCGAATACTAGAAAGCAAATAAGAGCTGTGAGCATTGTTGCTATGAATAGTGGGGTGTTCACATCTGCTCTCTATCGTGCAACTGCTCATCAGAAACAGGTGTTTGATCATAATCTGTTATTTTTTTCATTATTTATTCCTCTCTCGTTGTAGTTTACGTAGTTCATTGCGAGCAAACCTGTCATCTGGGTTAGTACAGTCCATACATGTGCTTGGGTCATTAATCATCATATGCCCATTATAATGCCTGTCGTCATGGCCAATCACCATATCTGCGTGAGCTTTCTTTTGGAATTGAATAAGCGCGACTATGTCCGTGGTGTCACGACCGCTTAAATGGTATTTATCAAAAATCTTATCGAACAGTTCTCGCTCAGTTAATAGCTTATCTTTTGTGTCGTTCATATTACTCCTTCTTACTCTTAATTGGGTTGGGGGTGGAAATTTCACGTTTTAACTTTTCTATTCCATCACTAACTTCACCGTAGATACTATCTTTAGGTGAATTAAAAACAATATCGTAAATATAAGCAGCGCCTTGTATCCTCGCCTTATTACACTCCTCAGCTATGAGTTGCTTGATAAGAGACCATATAACGTCATTTGTATAATAAGCTCCGTCTTCGTCTTTTTGGACACCTTTTGGTATCATCTTCTCAAGTAGTTTTCGTGTATCAGTTATATCGGTCATAACCTTACTTCTTTCCCTGTGGTTGTTTAGTTAGTTCAGAAATGCGGTCTATTTTCCAAGTCATTGATAACCTGCTAACATCGTCTACATCGCAATAGTTAGGCTCATCTGGGTGTATATAAGTATAAACGATTTCAAGTATCTTTTTGTGTGCCTCTTCAATACCCTCAATCTTAGCTTCTCGTATCAAAGTCTCTTCTCTCTCGATTAGAGCGGTGAGAAGTCGCTTATAGTTCTCGGTTTGGCTTACTTGGTGTATCGCTTCGCCCTTCCAGGTGAAGTATCCAGAGAGTATTGATTTTAAATCTTCTAGGGTATCTGAGTTAGTGGGCATTAGTAATCCTCTGTATATTTTCCGCTGAAAAGTTCGCCATAATCTTGTCCATGCTTATGTGGCTTTAACACAATGTTCCCGTCACTAATAACCAAGCTAACACCTCTTGTGTAGTAACCGTTTTGAATCGAACGAGCTTGCGCCCATAATGGTGTATTTTTACTATCTTTTACGCTGAAGCCGTCCTCTTTAATGGTAATCATCTCAAGAAATTGTGGTGCATTGGCTTTGGGTAATTGAGTACCCACTGAAAATTGTTCAAAGTCTATATAATTACGTTCGCAACAATCATGGTAGTGTTCGCTGCTTAGTGTTAAACCGTTATCGAATACTACTTTATCTTCAGTTGCTTCCGTAACTTTCATACAAAATTCATCCTTTAGCTTACTCATGGTTAGTATCTAATCCTTTCTTATCCGTTACAAAAACTTTTAGTGTTTTACCGTCGTCTTGATAACTCAATTCAATCTCAATCATGCTACGTTCAGGGTTGCTACTAACAGAGTAAACACGACCGCCCATAATACCACTACCGTCACATTTGCTACAAGGCATATCTTTATAATCGCCCCTAACTGTTCGTCTGTGTTCTGTTTTGCGACCTCTACACCAAACACATTCTCGGTGGTCTATTACTTCAAATCGGGTAACTAATGGTTCTGTAGACATAGCTAGGCTTCCCTCTTGTTGCGAATATACCAAAGTCGAGCATTCATTATAGCTATTTCTAATGGCATTAGAAGACGTAATATTATAGCAACGATGATTAATTTTCTTTTCATTACTTTCCCTTCCCTATAGAGGAGTTATGTTTATTGAGGGCTTTGTTTAGTTTGTCAGTTATAACTTTATCTTCAACTGAGCCTACCGTGACAAGAGCCATTGCAGATAGCATTAACGTTAACTCTTCTTTGCTGAACCAGACTTGGATAGATTTACTCGAGGTAGAACTAGTGTTCTTCAATTCTATGATCTGTAAATTATCAGAGTATGTCACTGCGCCATGAATGAAGGGTTGGCATACATGACTAATTGCCGTTGGCTTTCCACAATTATTACATTTTAATTTAGCCATTACTCTTTCTCCTGTTTATCTTTGAGGGCGGTAACTTGTTGCTCCAGAACCTTTACCTGAGCAACATATTCCTTACGAATAACTTCCCTCTCTTTCTTAATAAGCCGCCTCAATTCTTTACGCCACCAATAAGCTCCATTAGCACCCTCGGGTGTAGAACGAAACCATACGCCATTATAGCTATTTTCTCCGTAGAGAAATCCTAATAGATTATTTAGCTCATCATCTCTATTATTGGTGTCACTCATTAACAAACACCTCTCATTACGCCATCGTTATCACTCATTACTAGCTCTTTTCTTCTATAGGGTTAGGGTTGATACTTTTCATAATATTCCTTTGCTAGATAATATTAGAAGGCTAAGAATAACAAAATATATGACCACTATTGCTACCTGAGAAGCCCTCAATAACCGTTTAAGCATTGGTGTTACTCTCTAGTTCTTTTATTCTAGAAACAATACCCTGTGACTCTTTATTAATGAAAGTCTGTGCGCTGTAGTGCCCATAGTTTAACTGAATGGCTTTAAGCTCATCAATCCTAGCTTCTTTTACTTTCTGTTCTGTATAAGTTGATATAAGAGCCATAGCTTCATCGATACTAAATCTCCTATACATAAATTCTGATTCAATCGTATGCCCTGCTCTAGCTTTTAAATTCATGCCATCATCGAACAATTTAGAAAGTACTTTTCGTAGTTCTTCTTCGCTACTCTTATTAGAAGTATCCATTTAACTAAGCTCCTTTAGCTGCTTCAAAAGCTCTTCGTTCCTATTTTCAATATACCTGGCAATAGAAAATTCATCGTCTGCAAGCTTCATCTCGTAGAATATACGCTGATGTTCTTTTTTGATTGCTTCGAGTGCTCTCTTTTTAGAGTAGGATTCGATGAAATTAATCAAAGATTCCATATTGAAGGTTCTTTCTTCTTTATCGCTACCAGCAAACCATATAAATTCTCCGTTGGTTATAAAGATTAAATCATCTCGTAATCCTTTGTTATTCTGCTGTTCCATTACTTATTCTCTTTCTAATTCTAGATTTAATAGTTCTTAATGGTAGGTCGTATTCAAACGCTAACTCGAGTTTGCTTAGTTTAGATACGCTCATGACGTTTATTCCTTAATCCGTTTACGATACCTTTAATTCTTACTTCTGATAAATTGTACATAATTGAAAGCTCTTCTATTGAAAATCTCCGGATATACAATTGCCTAATACGCTTCTTAGTAGCGGGGAATACAATAGACAGCATTACCGTTGCCACCATTTCTTCTTAGGCTCATCATCAGAGTGTCCCATATAAACGTATTCCCACAAAGAGCCTTTAACATGGTTGGTTACAATAATATGACCTTCCTTCTTTAGCTCTCTAATGCGCTCAGAGCCTCTCTGGATACGTCTGTTCCACATATCTGCGTTTGTCATTGAGCCGTGTTCTTTGAGGTACTTAAGTATTTGACCTGTCTGAGAGATTTTATCGCTCATTAGAAGTGTCCTCCGCTGTTTCAATTGTGATAACACTAGCTAGTACAGGTAGGTTGTTTTTAACGTAATCCATTAACATGATTAGCATTCTTCCAATTCACGAGCTTCGTCGCTTAGATCTTCAAAGTCATCTTCCATGCCCATAAAACCTTTATGAAGTAGTGTAGTCCCGTAGGCACTTGATACTGCGATAATGTCGCTTCCTACTTGCACTCCTACGTACTGAGTCTTGCTAATGTCTTGTACCGTAACTTGAGTTATTTTCATTGATAAACCTTTCGTTATAGTCTTATATTAGCATAGTCGTGTTGATTATGTCAATGGCGGAAATATACAGAGGAGTGGATAACTTAAACAAAAAAGACCCAAGTTAATGAGTCTTCTAAGTGTTGCCAAGATAGGTGGGTATCTTATGGACGTGAGGACAACAGGTTAATTATAGCTTGTAAGGTATGCATAACGCATTAACCGATATTTGGCTTTAGCGTTTCGTCTTTATTGACTAGTCGTCGGTTGCCTGTCGTGACCTGGCATGAGGTTCATTCTATGCATACCTCATAAACCTTAATATTCGCCTGAGTCGCTAAGGGCTTCAAATACCCTAATCAAGATGTCAATGTCTTGCTTGGCTATTATACCAAAAGCTATTGACTCACCATTAACTTGAATGTCGATTTTGTCTACCACCAGTGTTTCCTTTCCCAAAACGTCTTAGCGTTCTGCCATGTTCCGTACCTGCGCTCCATATAACCAGTAAACCACGTATCTTGGCAAGCATAATCTTGAAGGCTACACGGTAACTTACTACAAGGTAAAGCTTGTCCTAACCCACACGCTCCCGAACTTGGGTTTATTGCGTCTGTGCGATTGGTACTTTCCTTAAAGTATATGAATGCCTTAGCCTCTGCTTCTTGTGTACCCTCGCTGTGTACTCGTGAAGCTACCAGAGGATCTGTGACAGGCTTTTCCTGCTCAGGTGCTTGTTCTACCGTCTTAATTTCCTCTACAGTAGCGACGGTGTCTACTGGTTGTCTTTTAAAGTCATTGCTGACATCTGTGTACGGACTTCTGATTTCACTTCGTTCGCAAAGTTGCTGCGTTGCGTCCAACCTGCTACAAAGCTTAATCCGAGTAATACAATGATTACTAATACTTTGACAATGCTCGTGACCTTTACTGTGTATTCCTTTTTCTCATTTTCAATGTATGATTCTTTTGGTGTTTTGTTTGGCATAATAGCCCTTTCTGTTTTGTATTCGTCTGTAGAGCGCGAGAGCTAGTTTTGCAGACTAACTCTCAACCGATATTTGTTAATGTACAGCCTTGGTCAATTTTGTTCGAGGCTTCGGTTCTGTTGTTGATGTACAATTGCATTCACGCGTGCCAGTAATTACTCTGACTTTGCTAGACCTCGCGTACTACAGACGAATGTTAATTATAAGCCGTTATGCAAGTACCTTATCAGTGCAATGGTGTGAGACTATCTTTATCTCGTTGCTGGCTTTTTTTCATTGATGTCCTTGTTGGACTGTTTCTATACTAACACGACTATGCTAATAAATCAAGTAGTTTCTGCTTATACTTTGCTTCTATCTCTATAAAGTCGTGTGTTTTATATACCTTAGTTGTACCCTTAAGTGCTAGAAATCCTTCAATTTCCTTCCGTGTATAACCCTCGTCAAACATAAATAGCGTGTATGCTGCATAGTTTCCTCCTAAGCCCATAGGAGGCTTCTGGTTACAGTAAGCACATTGAGAATATACTATTTGCTCATTAAATAGTACAGCGTTTCCACGACCTCCCACAAAATGCCCGGCTTGAAGTTCTTTACGTGGTTTTTTTGCTTTGCAAGTGATACACATACCTTGCTCAGGGTCTCCAGTAAAGCGTATGCAATCTCTTGTGCGAATATATAAGCTAAATGCATCCCATGCCTTTGTTTTGGCTAAAGCCCTAGGTGTAGACTTTTTACGTTTTGCAACCTTGATAGTAACGGTCTTAGTTCTTTCGTCCCATATCTCTCTTGGTTTTGGTGAGGATAGTATAGAACCGCCGCCAATTATATAGCTTCGCTTTAATGGTTTCTTAGGTTTGTGATACATAGCTGTATGGTATATAGAAGCACAGGTGCTACCGTCTTCTAGTTTGTATTTACAGGTGCTTTGCTTCATGACTTATACTTTTGAAAAGGGTGATTTGAGTTGACCATTATAGGTAAATCTTCGGACTGTATAATATCAATTCCGGGAAAAGCATCAGTACCTTCCTTGCGCAGTTTTTCAATTTCATCGCATATGAGCTTATTAAATACGTAGTATGGTTGTGTTGGAGTATATTCTTTAGGTGCTTGTTTGCCATTTACAATCATTAAAGTTCATCCCTGCCGTATATATAGATATGCACGTCCTGTACCGTATCTAGGTCTAAATATTCAATTTTATTACCTATAAACTTGTTAATTCGTTTCGTCAAGTTATATGCTTGGTTTTTATTAATCCACACTCCAAAAGGTTTTTTGCCATATAACAGTTGGTGTGCGATAAATAAATTCAGCAAATCATCTTCGCTAAGTATTAAATCATCATTCAAATCTAAAATAAAAACGTGATTAGGTTTTGTGCCTAAAACAGTTACAACATTGTGGTTTTTAATTTTCATTCATAACTCTCCTTTAAATGTTGAGCAAACCCTAACACACTAGGTATATCCTCATACATAGCAGCTAAGTCCAGGTACGAAAATACTGCTTGCTCTATTTCCACTGCGATTTCTGCCTCAGATTGCCTATTCACCGTACTTGCCTTTCCCATACTTCATCTTACCTGCCTTACTTGCGAGGTCTGGTACATCTCGGAATGGTCGGCTTGTAGAGGCCTTACCGCCCGCTTTGGCTGCCTTTAGTTGATTAGCCTTGGCTTCTGGGGTGTGATAGCGTTGGAGTTTATATGCTTCCCAACTCCCGTATTTCTTTAAAATTGTGTCTCGTGCTTTTTCGTTCATTTATATATTCTTTCCTAAATATTCTATTGGGTTATTTTCTCTCACCATCCTTGACAAGTGAACCAAATACCACGGTGCACCATATAGTTCGTCATCACCATTCATTATATCGTTAATCTTTTCACCCCATAATGCTTTGGCAAAATCGTGATTGAATATAAGCCCTATCAAAGAACATCCGAACGGGGTAAAATCTTTGTATTGCCAGTAAATAAACAGCTCTCCAGTTATCAAGTCGTACTGTATATGTGAGTAATCACCAACCCATGGCTGTTGCCAGCCGCTATTTTTAGCCTTTTGAACAGCTTTATCTAAAATTTCGTCCTTAGACATCAGAGCGTACCCACTTAGCCCATATGTACCACTCACTGTATCCTTGCATGTTAAGTCTTAGAGTAGTTAAATCGAAGCTCATGTCATCTAGGAGTGTTGGATTTACTAATATATCAAAGTTCATTTTTCAACATATCCTTTACAACCTCAGTAATGCTGTCAGCGACTTGATTCGTACATTCGTTAAGTGTAGCAATATCTAACAACCTGACTGCAAATTTTAGAGTCTCATTTGTATCGTTCATATTTATACTTCCTCTAAATGGTTACGTTTTGTGATATATTCGGTAGCCCATATTACTCCACGATTAAAAGAAACCCTGTCAATTATATCTGTAAATGGTGTGGTGTTATTAACTTCAAATGTATAAGTCTTACCGTTACCCACTGTAATCCAATTGTAAGAAGGTTTAGCTTGCTCATGTTGTCTCAATTCTCTGACCGAAATAACTTTATATAATGCTTCAAGTATTTCTTCTTCCATTTTTATACTTCCTCTTGTGTTTTATAGTTAGTAGGGTTCATTATTTTGCGTATTCCTTAGCTTCTGACCAACTACCAAAGTATTGTGCAAATAAATGGCGGTTTGGTAGTAACCCATGGTCACAGTCACTTGACATTGGTTCGCGTCCGTATCTTTCTCTAAATTCAATTAAAAGCTTAACAAGTACTTCTTTGCTGTATTTGCGTTGGAATCCTGCCGGTTGGGGCGTTAATTTTAGTATCTGTAATGCCTGCCCCCAAGTTCCATAGGTTAAACCAATAGAACCAAGGAATTTTCCCTCATAACGCTTTTGAAATTCACGCCTTGTTGGTGTACGACCTATTTCTTTAGCATACTTATCAATTAAATCTAGCAACTGGTCTGGACATGAACCCTCGATATTCTTGTGATAAAGAGATTTACTACGCCACTTTTCTGGCATTTTTCTGTTTTCTCTAGCGTCTTGCATTCTTTTAATAGATAGCTTCTTTTCTTCATCGGTCATATTAGCCCATTGTTCGAAGTTTTTATTCTTAGCTTTAGGTGCAGTTAATGAAACTGTGGTTGCTAAACTAAACTTATCTCTGTAATCCTTAGGGTTCAAACCGTGTACAGTCGAGGCGTGCTTACCGAGAGTTTTGTAGAAGTTGCCACATTCGTGACACTGGGTATACTGCTGTGTTTCATCATATGCAATCGTTCCATAGTATCCATATCCCTGTGGTATAGATTTAAGTGGTTTTTTGTAATGAGCCATGATAGACGGTGTCTCTGGTGGTAAAAAGTCCCCTTTGTTTCCTCTTAATCGTTGTGATGATTCAACCGCACATTTACGGCAAGAAGTTTGCTGTTTACCATTCTTTATATACGGCTTAGCGTTTTCGCCTGCTATCTCATGGCCTTTTTTACATAGTCTCATGTTAAGCCTCATTCGCTAACTGGTCATCGACAAGCTCTGCGTCTGAAATAGTATCTATGCTTGTCTTGCCTAATACCTTTTTAATAAAAGCTTGTTTGCTATCTACTTGTAGGTATCCTTGATTTACTAGTTCTGTATTAATAGCTTTCTTAGCCCGAGCAAGTACATCGTTCTCATCTTCGCCCATAGCACTTGAACCTGCTTTTGATTCTTCTGTACGGTTGCGTACTTCTTTAGTAGCTTTAGGTTTTACCTGTTCACCGGCTGCGTCTGCGTCTTCATCAGTAATCAACCCTAGCATGCTTGAGAGGCTGTATCGACGTAGGTAAGTAATCGCACTGCCCAATACTTGAAACTCGTTCATCTTTGCTAACTGTACGTGCTGTGGAATGAGTACGCTTGATTCAATACTTTCACCTGATTCAACGTGGAAGATAATAGTTTTAAGGCTCTCACCGTCTAATGGTTGTACATAGCCTAAACCGTTCTTAGTGAGCAAAGGTTTAATTATATCGTTAATCTCTCCTAGGTCGCTAAACTTATAGCCGTAGCCTGTAGAGTTTTTATAAATGTTTGGCACTTCTGCTTGGAATGCTGCGAGTGCTTTGTATAGTTCTTTCATTACATTTTCACCTTTATAGTATGGGCTTGGCCGCACTTAGGACATTCGTTAATAATTTTGAGTGCTTCGAACTTTCCTTTGTAACAATTCTGACAAGTAAATTTTTTTCCACTCTTCCAACTATATACAATTACTTCAATAGGTTCTGTATCTTTACTCATAGTGTCCCTCAGGATAGACAGTGTAGTGTTCGCCAAACTCTGTACCTAAATAATAAACACTTGGTACTTGTATTACATTAATAGTTTTCTTCATTTCCTAATCTCCTCTAATATTGACGGTACAACACCATATAATAGTGAGTGTAATTGTTCGGTGTCTAAAACTACACTGTTATTATTGCACCAATTAACTAATAGATTTTCAATATTAGTTCTCTTGGTTTCTTCAAATACTTCTAAGCCATCTTTCTTCATTGATATTCCTTTCTTTAATCTACTCTAATTGTAGCACAGTCGTGTTGAGATTGCAAATATACTTTTCATCTGTTACACTGATTCCGACTGGGTTATTCTTACATTTTCATTGATGAATCCTTGCCCAGTTACTTAGACATGCACGCCCACCGCATGTCTATTTATTTTGTGGTATTATCTAGGTAGTACATTTACATCTACGGCCAAGTGAAGAAAGAATAAGAATATGAACAAAGCAAAAGACGCAGCATTTGTAGAAGATTTTAGTCAAAGACGACCTTTAATCGAAATTAATAGTGAAGACCCTCAAGGTGTATATGTCCCTATAAGTCATGCAGAACTTGACAATCTGTTAGGCTCATTGTTACATCTAATGGACCTAAATAGCGATACACAGTTTCGGGAAGCTATGAAATCCGAAATAAAACAACGTACTCGCCAATGGCTTGATAACGAATACTCAAGCATAGGATATCGTAATTACAGATATGCAGATGGAGCTAAAATTCTCGTAATAGAGGAGGAAGCCAAAGACGAAAAAGATAAAGCCAATATAATCTATTGGACTAGTGACGAAGAATAATTAACCAACTTGGCCGTGGTTTTAAATGTACTATACAAACTATCACGCTAGTGCTATTATCAGGCCATAATCTTCTCCACGTTAAACAGTACGTACTCCACGCGGAAGATTCGCACCTCACCTTTCAAATGGTTTACCTCTTATGAGGTTACACTTTCTAAATAAACATTAATACTCCCATAACCTCGGGAGTATTTTTTGTGGTTGTACATAAGCGGAATTAGGAGTAATATAGATATAACTGAAATGGTTTCTCATTGCGACGAATCAGAGTAGGGGGTATTTTAAACAAAGAAATACCCGCCAAATACGGCGGGCTGGTTTCTCATTGCTACTTTCATTATAGCACTTATGTTTGATATGCAAATACTTTTACAATAAAATAGTTTACAGTCTATGTTATAGGTAATACTAAGTGGTTTTACTCGGTGGGTAATAGATAAACCAATAAGGCATTAGGTAGCTCTTAGTGTACATAATGGGGAGCCAGGAATGATTAGCGGTACGAGTAACTAATCACCAGCTATTATCCTAAGACCACTGCGCATTGTCTATAACAATTAAAAGATAGTTGACACCACATAACCAGATTAGCTTGGGGCTTCCGGAGAGTCACCAGTTGTGTGGTTGCCACATGTCTTTTAATAAAACTGTTGTCATACGCCGTAACCCCTGCAAAGCATGCCAAGGTAATGACTAATCGAACTTGATGGTAACGTTAAATCCAGGCTCTGATACATTGCCCCCTTTTACGTCAACCTGGTCTATGCGATGTTATCAAGTGTTCGGGAAGCTTTCACCTAAGTACTCAGGAAAAGGAACGGTCTTAGAAAGCAATTGTAACTGGCTCGCTCTGCTCTAGTCTGTTAGCTACGGAAGGGGGGCAGTGTGTGTTAAAATATCTACAGAAAACATCAGGAGAATAACATGCGTTCAACACTATCTCGAATCATTCTATCAATTGTAGTAGGTGTAGTTACCTGGGGAGTAGTATTCCTTATTGGACTTATTATTGCTCTTATTCCAGGCGCACAACCAATAGGAGCGTTTATACAGGGTGTGAGTGGTATTGTCGGTCTTATTGCCGGAGTCGTGTACTTTATTACAGGTAAGACTCTCTAATGCCTTGGATTATCCTCGTCATATTAGTTGTGTGGCTATTTGGTGCTTCACTCTTGAAGGTAGCATTTGAAGCTATTGTTATTGTAGCTGCGGTTATCTTTGCTGTTGCTGTAGCTTCTTATATCTACAATCGAAGAAATAGGGTATGATTTCAGTACACATCTCTTACATGGTAGGTTTAGCAAATGTAGCCCTCAGAAACTCGCCAAATACATTGCGTATAGCGAGTTTCTTTATTTTATGCTTCAAAATCATCTGGCAAAGAATCAGGTATACTAAAAGCTTTAATAGCCTGCTTCTCAAACGCCTTACGGTCTACATCTGCCACTTCTTGTATGTTAAGGTGAAGGGCGCATTCGTTCTCTACAGCTACACTAGCTAGGTCGTCATGACCTTCCATTTCTGCCCAAATATAAATTCCCTGGTTACCATTAATCTCGAGGAAGCAATGATTGTACAGGGCGTATTTCCCTATATGACGAAATACACTTAAGTTTTCTTTTGTAGCCTCAAATCTTTCACCGCCCGCGTTAACTGTTGCGAGTACTTCTCTTTCACTCATGATATATGTCTCCGTTTTAAACTGTCTACGCCTAATTGAATATATGGTATTTGTTCTGAAAGTTTGTCTGCAATATGTAAGGCGTCATCATGATAATTTTCTCCAACATTACGCATAAACTCTTCTGAGTCCTTGGCAACGTCTAAGGCCTTCCATGAGCGTTTCCTACTCAGAATGCGTTCTAGGCCAATTCTCGCTACAAACGCGCTAGGAACGTCGATTGGTGACGTATTAGCATGTAATTCGCGGTGCAGTTCAATAGGCAGTACAACTTTTGACCTGTCTATGTTGCGTATTTGATTACTAAGGCGCAGGGCATTCCATCTTTTTCTCTCGAAATACAAATGATGGAGGTTTACGCCTTGTTCCATGTCAGTTGTTGCTTCTCACCACCCAGATAGAGTCGGTGTGTGGTTGGCTTTCGTATATATCTAAAGAGCAATCATATAAACCAAGTGAGCCTAGCAGACGCGTTTGCTCTTCATTAAGTGTAGGAATTGTATCTTGTGTATTATCGAGATGTTCCATGATAGACATAGTATGCTCGTGATTATTTAGTTTTACAATAGCAAAACCACGGCTTGATACCGTGGCTTAGTTTGCTGGCTAGACTGCCTATTTTATTTTACAGGTGCTATTTAATTATACTAAGAGCCAGTGGTATAGACATTCATTACTTAGCCTGTTCCTTGTAGTAATCTGCACTTGATTTAGCAAGTAATGCTCCGAGTAGTACGTTCAATGCACCAAGTGTAGTTAATACCTGTTCTGTGTACGGAAAGCCCCAGGCAATAGCTACGACACCGTAGAAGGCTACGATTGCCGGTAGGCCGATTTGTGCCGTGTATTTTAGTCCGTCATATAGTTTTGGTGACATATGTTTTCTCCTATTTGATCTGTTCTGCTTAATCTTATTAATTGCGCGTGTTCTTAATGATTTCTCATAAGGGGTGTATTCTCTTCAGCTGTCCATTATTTTTCCTTGTATAGTTGCTCCGTAACAGGAATATACTCTGACGAGTTAGGATGGTCAATTTTATATTGTTGTAGGTCGTTTATAACAGGCGTAATAATGCTCCTGTCTGTTTTCATGTCAGCTGTCCACGCCTTAGAATTTACTACCCCGTCTTTGTAGGGTTGAGCATCTATGCCGATTGATTTCCAGCTTTGCAAATCTTTGTATTCTTCTTCTGATATGTACACTGTTTTTTCCTCCAAATCTTTCCACGGATATCCACCGTCGTTAATTATTTCTGTTCCTGAAAGGTAAAATGCGTCAAAAGGTTTAATTTCATCGTTGATTACCCAATATCCATATTTATTCTTGTACCAACCTGTACCTCTGAATTTTCCTCTACCGACACCTAGATGAATATGATTACCCGTAGCTTGGCCTGCTGTACCCTCTTGGTAGAAGTTTTGGCCCTGATTTATTACTTGCCCGACATATAAATCATCTATATTGTTATCATGCGTCATAGCCACTGTGAGATAGTCTACAATGCCGTCAGGACTTATAACAGGTTCATTACTTTCAAGCCATACTGTATTTCCATTCGAGTACTTCTTTTTAATCGTTCCAGTGAACGGTGCGAACGCAAATTCTTTACTCTTATCTTTACCAGCTATATCAATAGCGTAAGAGCCGATATGAGTACCCTCTCCCATCCTAGTGGTTATGTTCATCACCGCCATTGGGAATATTGCAGACTCTAAATCTGTTGTTGCCATATTACAAGTGTAGCATTTTGGTTATGTTTTCTAAAATAGAGGTTGTAGTGTCTCTAGTACTTTCGAGCGTCTGGCGTAATGGACTTGCCTGCTGAGGGGCGATCTGTGGGGTCGTAGTTTGAGGAACGGTAACTTGTGGGGTTTGTTGTTCAATGTTTGGGACAGGAGCTTCTGGTGCGGTCTGGGGCGTAATTGTGTTGCCTATAGAAGAACTTTGCTGTGTGGCACGTTCAATAGCTTCAAGTTGCTGGGTAATAACACTTAACTGGCTTGGGATGTCTGGCTTACCTATGTGGAAATAATCTGAATACTGCTCAACCATTATACAGCGGCGAAGGAAAGTAAATTCTATACAGTAATCACCTCTAATAAGAAGTCTGTAATCCCCCTCGGGTGTGGAAACGTCCACAGGAAGTTTTACAGGTGTAGAAGTGCGACATCCTGTTATTCCGTCTAGTGTCTCAAGTGAAGGGTTGGAAGATAATTCAATAGGGCTGATAAGGGTTTTATCTTTAGGGAAAAGGAAACGGTGTACATCTATCTTTGTACCCTTGGGAACGTACCGGCAGAAATCTAAAGTGTATTCGATTCTCTGCCCTGCGTCTACTGTGCTTGTAATGTTAATCTTCTTAAACTCTGCCACCTTAAAGGGAAAGCTGTAAAAGAATACTAATCCACCTATTAACACAACAACTGCCAGAGCTATAATCACATTTGAAAACCTCAGTAAAATCGCTGTAATCTTTTTCATAGAACATTCCCAACTGCCGAACGAACGGCTGGTATTGTACTTATTAATGCAACTACAACAGCTACAATTACCACTATAGCTAGTGTAGCGCCGATTATTCTAGTTATGTTGCTATCAACACCGTTTATTTTTTTCAATGCTCCTGCAAATACAAGCTTCTCGATTTCGTCTAAGCGTGTGTTTTGAGCCTCTTCTTTCTCTGCTTTAATCTTCTCATCGAGGGCGTAGTCTTTCTGAGAAACGTAGGCAAAGTTATCCATCTGCTTTTTAATAGCGTCTATACCTGGAATGAGTACCTCGTCTTGACGCTGGGCAATACTATCTACCTTACGTTCGAGGTCGTTTACCTTTTCACTGATGTCTTTGTTAGTTGTGTTGGCCATTACTGCGGACATCCTACCTGTAGCTGAGAGCAAGATATTAATACGTTCCACGTCCTATCGCTAGATAGCTTTGATTCTAGGTCGCCAGTTTCTGTATTAATGCGTATATCCTGGTACGGGGCGTCGATACCATCGCGTCCGTCTTTTCCAGCTTCGCCCCTCTCACCTAACAAAGGAATATCTTTCACTATTGTAGTAGTTACCGAAAAACTAACTGCATTAATACCGTTCTTGCCGTCAAAATAATCTATTCCTTTAACAGGTGTTTTACCATCTTTTGCTTGAACATAAACAATTTTTGAAGGTTCTTGAGGTTTTGTAGCAATAGATCTTACTTCATTATAAGATTGTGTGCTATATACAAAAGTAAGTATGTTCATTAGAGCTAACAATACTATTGCTAGTGTTGAAAGCTTTCCTTTCATCTAGTTTCCCCACTCGAATAATGCACTACTTAAAGGAGCGCCTAGCGTATTTGTAGTTAAATTAAATACTAGGTTGTTTCCACTAAATCCTGTATGCGTACCCTCTACGACGATAGTTCCAGATGAATCTTTTATCTGGAAAAACTTACTACTATTAAGATTTTCTCCTGGTGCAGGGTAGCAATACTGGTATGCTCCAGTCACGAAAGAATACCCTTTAAAGTCTTTATATCCTGTTTTTTGTAGCGTCACCTTGCACCAAGTCATACCAGCGAGACTCACCCCTGTATTAATAGATTTTGACCCAGTACCCGTCGGTATGCTACCACTTCCACCATCTGCTGCCATAATTGCTCCTATACTACCTTAACTATTAAATACGCAGGAGCTGTGGCAGACGCAATAACCGTAGCTGAGTTAGCGTCAACAGCAAATCCAACGTTGTATGTTTTTGCGCCAGCAGCAGGAGTTACGTATGCTTTTGCAATCATAAAGCCTGTGGCGTCTGTGGCAACACGGTTTTTTGCGATAGCTTCTGACAGAAGTGTACCAGAGCCGACTGTACCATCCCATATTTGAAGACGGTTAGTATTATTGCCTGTATTAGATGAATTGGTAACCCAAGTTTCAATCTCAATCCTACGACCACCAGAAGGAATTGTAACAGAAGCAGTAAGGCCAGTTACCTGTACACCAGTAGTGGAAATAATACTTGCCTGATTGGCGGTAATTTGGGCATAGCCAAGCGTAATAGCATTTGTTGCCAGGTTCGAAGCTCCTACTCCATTAGTAGCAATATCAGTTGTTACAATTGTACCATCCACAATCTTTGCACTTGTCACAATGTTGTCAGCTATAGCGGCTGTATTATCAACAGCGTTAGCTTTTAATGTACCATCCTGGTCAAGGCTGGTAAGTATGCCTTCAACGAGGTCATCTGCCCAACCTGCGCTAGGAAGACAAATAACAATAGAACCAATAGGATAGGTTGTATCAGAGCCTCCCTCGAGTACAAGTTGAGATATTGTTGTACCAGAAACAACGCCTTTCCAATCTGATTGAGACCCAGGAACAATATTTCCTAATGTATCCGTAGTGTAAAGCTGAAAATGGGCTGCTGTATCTGTTGGCCAACCGTTTAAGGCTGCTGTAGATATAGAAGAAGCACCTATGGTTTTTTGAGCGGTTAGAGTCGTAGCTTCGGCTCTAGTTCCCGAACTTGCTTTCCCGAATTTGTCTGTAATTTGTGCAGGCATTTAGTTTCCTTTTATGAGTTAATTATAGTTTCAATAAAATAGTTATGCTAACCGTCTGAATCAAGCAGGCCTATCTTCACATATTCGACGATAACGTCCGACAACTGGTAAGAAGTATTAGCCTCTGTAGAATCAACTGACCAAGTAACCCAGTTCATATCTTCTTCAATCTCAATAGGTATCTTCTCTCGTGAGTTGCCGTATGAGATAGGCACTTGTAGTGTAGTTGACCAGGGAAGTACTGACCACGCGGCTTCACCCCAACCCACAGCTGTTGATACTGTTGAGAATGAGTCCGTCCCCACCGTAGCGAGTGAAGCGTCTTCTGTTTTACCAGATACGGCAACATTAATTGTGCCTCGTGGTCGTAAGAACACGAAGGTGACTCGTGTGACCGTCGCCCATTCTTCTCCGTCTTCTGAAAACCTAAGTTGACCAGCAGTAATGTTAGTAGGAAAAGGAAGTCCGTTATCCATTGTTGCTTGAGAATCAGTAAGCTCAAATATAGTGTTGTTTTGAAGAATAAGGTGGTGCGTAATACCGGAGTTATCTTCGTATAAGTTCATCCAATCGGCAGAAATGTTGAATGGTAACATCCATGCGCCATCTCGGTCTAGGTCAAGTACCCATACCTGGTTATTAGTCGTAGAGCCAACAGGTAGCGCCCAATAGATACGACCGTCATATGCAAGCCCTACACACTCGTTCATTGCCAAGATGTTGAGGTTTACTACATCTGGTTGAATAGTTTCTGAAACCGTATTAGTGGAGAGGATGTTTTGTAGTTGTGGTCGTGTACCTGTAGTCTTAAAGCCTCCTCGTGAAGGATACCAAAGACTATCTCGGTAAGAAACTACGCCGTCAGGTGAGTCTGTACCGTCTTGGCCGTTGTCTTCTTTAACATCAAAGTAAGGGATTATCTCATCACCGACTGTTACGGAAGCGCTTGTCATTGTATAGCGTTTACCTGACCCGTTTGTACCACGACAAATAACCATAGGGGTAGGCGTACCTTGTCCAGTTCGGAAGGGCTTTACTACTACAGGAAATTCCTTTGTACCACGACCGATTTCAACCCAACCACCGCCACCGTAAGGTGAGAAGTCTAGTGCTGAGTTACCTGAGCCCCCGTAACGTACATATCGTGGGTTGTCTGCGTCTCCAGTAAGAAATACTTGTCCATTAATAACTGTCCCACGTGTAACCTTTGGCCCTGCTGTTGTATCGGCAATAGGTGCTGTTCTAGTTACATCTTTGGAAGCTGTGCCATCATCTTTATATGTAAGTCCAGTAATCGCAGAAGCAATGAGGAACTGTGCGTCGGCAGTCTCACCCATGTAAATGTTATAGCTCTGTGCGCTAGGAACGGCAGCCCAACTAATCGTAAGAAAGTTTGTTGTAGTGTCCCATGCACCCCGAACCAGCGATACCTGTTTAGAGGCTATAGGAGCGGCCGCAGTCTCTCCTACTGTAGAGTTTGCAGTAATAGTGTAGTAGTAAGTATAAGTTGTCCCTGAAAGCCCCGTAGCTACGATTGTTGGGATGGTAGGCGTAGCAAGTGCCACGAATGGAACGACTAATTGCGTAGGAATGTTAAAGAACGAAAGGTTATCAACACCGTTCATTACTAAAACTTTATCGTCAATTTGAACAAAATGACAAGCCGCCGTGTTGTCATAAGTCTTACCGTCGACAACTATCCACGCACCACCGTCTTTCGAGATAGTCACTTTGGTCGTACCGGATATATTTTGTACAGTAATAAGCCACTTCTCTAGAGTGGTTGAATTAAGAAATTCCCCTACTTCACCAAGGATAGTGCCGGGAGGAGTTTGACCATATTTAACAAGAGAAGGCCTCGGGCCAACTGTACCGTCTTGATATACGAGAACATTTGTAGCGCCCACAAGTCCCTTCTGTGGTGTACGCCCTACGTCTAAAGTAGAATTATATCCTTCCATCCAAGAACGCAAAGAGAGGCGTTCGATTTTTGGCGCGCGTATGGCCTGCGGTTGGTATGCCATTAAGTATTCCAACCCCATTCACCGTTGAATGATTCACCCATAACTGTAGGGTATAAAGCGATAGTATTGATTTGAGAATCATTTTTCTCGCGCATTTTGACCATTAAGTTATTAGCCTTTTGTACAAGTGCTGGGTACTGCCCGATTTTAGTCACAGTGTTTCGCACACGTTCTGCTGCGGTCATGTATACAAGCCAGTTCGGGTCGTCTACAAGGATTTCATCGTTAGCATTTACGAGTGGGTCAAGTCGCATAATAGCAGGTACGATAACCTCTCCGTTGTAATAAGAATCAGTTGTCTCAAAAGTTTTACCAAAAACTAATTCGTCACCAATTACGGCACAGGTAGTGTCGTTTTTATATCGCCTAAATTCATCAGGTGAAACGAGTGAGTAATAAGCTAAACTCTTCGGGTCATCAGGTGAAACGATAACAATGTAGTCATCTTCACGCTTTGATAGTTCGTATATATCCTCGTCCATGTCTACACGGTCAGAAGTGATATTACCAAGTGATAAACGTTCGTAACGGCTAGACCACTGTACCCCAGGTTCTGAAAGCCAGTCATCTTGAAGCATGTTTGCAATCGCTAAGAACTGTGCCGCTCGTGGTGCGGTTGGGGCAGTAGCTTTGCCGTTTGCTACGAGGTTTGCTTTGCTTATTAGTTCTGTAACGTTCATGCTTATTTCCTGTCTTAATTATACTTTTATAGTAATAGTTATGTTATCTTCTGTGCTTTGATACTTGAACCTGCTGAGGAGAGTAATTTGCGAAGAGCAGAAGTGGAAGCAGTCCGCTTGAAACCGCCCGAGTTAGGTGCTTTAAAGCCTATTCTTCGTGTACCGCTTGATTTCTTAGCCGTCTTTTTAGTAGCTGCCTTTGCAACTTTAGTTTCCGCTTTCTTAGCCTTGGCCACTTCTGAATCGTTCGGTGTCCATAGATTAGGGTCTATGGTTCCAAGTGCATATTCTTCTTGCCGTTTTGTATAGTCAATCTGACTTGCTAGGTCGCCACGCCCAATGCTTTCTAGGTATTGTTTCTTCGCAACCTTGTTAATGTCGGTAGTTGCATTTGAAAGCATGTCTTTCTTTTGGTCGTCCGGAAGAGACTTGTAAGTATCTGAATTGATGATACCATTCCAGATAAGCTGTGTTTCCTGGCCTATACCTTGGTTGTAGGTATATTGTTGGTCACCATCTAACTTAATAGTTTCGTTACCTACTTTGATAGTCTTGTCGTTAGTAGGGAATATAGGTTGGCCTTGTTCTTTTAATCGGTCTAGCTCATCAGTTAAGTCAGTAGTACGCTCTTGAGATGGTCGCAGTGGGTCAACAAGCCGACCCGGTACATTAGGGTTTGCTTGGCCTATCTCATTACCGAATGAATCAATCTTTGGGTTAAGCCCTGTACGAGCGCCTGGTATACGACCCTGGATAGCTTCGAGTGGGTCGTTGGTTTGGCGTTGGGTTTCATCTGTTGCATTACCAATATCGTTTAGAATAGTCGGTACTACTGAGCCTGCTTGTGAACGTACAAAGTTTTCTGCATATCGTTTAGGGTCTTGTACTGCGTCTAGAGCGCCTGAGATACCCGATAGGAATGATTGTTCGAGTGTACCGCTTGCGAGTTGCGTAGCACCTGCTGTAAGCGCTGTGGTGACATCTCCGCCATCTTTGGCCGCGTCTGCGATAGATTTACCTATACCGAACAAAGCACCAACTGGGCCAGCATAGTTAAGCGAGTAGTATGTGTTGCCTATCTTGATTGAGTTAGGAGTAATGCCTTCTGTCTTCCAGCGAGCTTGTTCTGTTGGGTCATTGGGATAGTTGCCAGTAAGCAAATCATTATTCGCAAGTTCTGCCCCTAGGTACACAAGTCCTGTGCCTGTCCCTGCTTCTGAAATGGCCTGTACAAGTTTAGCCTGGTTAAGCTTTTTACTTGCCATTTGTGTTACAGCTTCTTTAACTGCACCAATAGGGGTGAAGTCAATAACCCTTGATAAGAAGGCACTCGGTACTTTTGTAAATGGTGCGAGGACACCAATAGCAGCTTTACCTGCGAACCGAACAGCTCCATTTTCTTGCTTTGCCACGGCTGCTCGGAGTTTATTAGCTATGTCAGAGAGTAGTGTGTCATTGGCGAGGACTGATTGCTCTGCGATATTAGTAGCATATTGAGTTGCTTCTTCGGTTGGGTTCTTTAAAGCATTTTCAACATAGTCGTCAAAGTCCTTACCTCGTAGTTTGAGGTTCTTAGCTTCAACAATACTTGCCTCTGCAAGTGAGTTACGGAACTGTGAGTAATAGAATGGTCGGTCGGCTGCACCCATCACTCGGAATACACCATTGACGTAGGTTTTAAGTACAGGGTTTTTGAAGTTAATCTCTCGGTCTATATACTTACCGTCTGCACTAAATGAACGCTCATCCACGCCAGACCTTAGGTACTTAACGGCTTTCTTTGCGCCCTCGGCTGTGCCTCCCCAGTTACCTTTTTGAGTAAGGGCAATACTTCTTTTACCTGTAAATATAGAGGCTATCATATCTGTTGCGACTGCGCCAGGACGGGACACTTCACGTAAACCACGGAATAAGGCGTTAGATAAAGCACCACCGGTCGTAGTACGAATACCCGTAAGGAGTCCTGCTTTCCATGTACCAACAATCTTATCTACAAGCTCAGTAGGTATGAGGCTGTTTACTTGTTTCTGTAGTTCGGCTGTAGCAACTTCTCTGGCCTCACTACCTAGTGGTAGCTTACCAATCTCCTGAGTCTTCGTAAC